TAATTTGACCAGTCTACGAGAACTTTTCCGTCACCATCGGTGAAAGCAGTCATTCCGTGATCTCGTAATATAGTATCGCTACTGTCGAGGTTTCTCATGTTGACCTCGATATTTGCATTGCTGTCAGCTAAGACATGCACAACTACTGGGTTTGGAGGACTTAAAGCAAAAGCCCCAGCCACTAACAGTAGCATTATCAAAGAAAATATCTTTTTCATCTTAACGCCCCCTCGACTGTGATACATTCACAACGTATGTATAGTTGGTAGGTCCTGTTGCGCCTTGCGCGGTACCATCTATCTTAAACCAGAGACCGTATCCATATGGCACGATTTGGGTTGATCCAAGAGTGAATCCAACTCTCCACGTATCATATTTATTGTCTGCAGGGTTTAGATATGCAAAGTACTGTGCGACAGCTGTAACATTCTCAAACGAATTATCAGTTGTATTTATTGCTTGATTCCATACCGCACTTCCATTGAGTTGTGTCATTGTAAATGGGGTTGTGTTGTAAACCGCAATTTGGTTCCAGCCACTGTAGTACATGGCATTATTCAATGTGTCTGTAGTGTTTGTTGAATCCTTCCTAATGAATTTTGAGGAAGCATTCGCATACACCCAAACAGCTTGATTGTCGTATACTTGTGTTTCATTGTTTGTGTTTGCTGAAATTGAATATGTACTGTAGTTCTTATTCTGGTTACTGTAGAGACTTGCGAATGTTAAAACATTCCTATCCAATGCAGTTAAATCCATTAAGTATTGAGCTCTGTCATTCCTTATTAGATTCCAGCCAGCGTATAATTCAACATATGTGTTGTTTGTTATATTAGCTCCATATCCTGTATTTCCGGCAAGGTCAGTTATATATGTTTCAAATTCAAAATAACCTTCTTGGCTTATGTCAGAACCAGTTAAGGTCAAAGTACAATTCGCACAAGGATCACTAGAACAATTAACCGCTGTTGAATTCGCGAGTGGCACTGTTGAAATTGTATCTGTAAGAACATTACTGGTATTGTAAACTCTTACACCACATACTGAAGTACTGTCGAAATTGGTTTCTGTGAAATCAAAGTTAATGAAATAATCTCCATTGACTTCAGAGTAAGTTGTTGTGTCAACTGTTGGTAATGTCGCATCTGCTGTAAAGAAATACTGTCCAGAATTCAGAAAATGTGAAACATTATCAGTACAAGTTGCACTCCAGTTCCAGAGTCCATCTGCATATCCCTGTGATAATGCACCATAAGAACCTGAAGTAACCGTTACAGTACCGTTCTCAAGCATATCATTAACTGTGTAGCTAATGTTTATTCCGTTTGAAAGGTTATCTGTTGAAGTTACATTTAGAACTGCAGAAGTAACATAAGAATTATCTGCTGGAGAATTGGCTCCAGGACTGCAAACTGTTGGTATTGCAGTATCAATCCATAGTGTTCTTACACTTGAATTGGCACTTGAATTACAATCAACATACCACGTAAATTTGGTATTTGCTGAAAGTGTTGTAGCATAAGTAAACGCTGTATTATTTATTGTAGTTGTATTGGTGTAAAAAACATCAAAAGTCCCTACAGTAGAATCATTTACCCATATTTTAGACGTATAATAGTCAGTACCAGTATCACTTCCAGAACAATTACCACTGAATGTAACAGGGGTAGTATTCTGCCAAGTTATATCAGCAGGTAATAGCGCGTCTGCTACTTCTCCTGTCGCCCAAACAACCGTTACAGCAACAAGAAGTAATACAAAAAACACTAAAACTTTATTAAATTTCATTCAATCCTCCCTTTAAGGTATCTAAGCACTTCTGTGCTATTACGATGTGATTTTTCATAATCGTGAAGTTTTTGTAAGTCGTGTTTAGAAAGTTTGATTTCTTCAAGATCTCCAAGCACAGTGCGTGAATTATTATCAAGATACATCTTTGCTTCTATTTCAGAATTGATTCTATTAAAAGAAGCCGGAGCCCCTTTCGGGGCCTCCTTTTTAATGTGTTTTTCTGGTTTCTCTTCTGCAGGTTTCCCTGTAACAAGAGTAAGTCCCTTGGCTTTAGCTAAGAAATTTACTTTCTTATCTTCGCCAAGTTCCTTTATTTGACCATGGGTTAGGGTAAAGAACCCTCCCTTCTGTCGAACATTTACCAATTTTCCAGTTTCGTTTTTGTATTTAACCATATTAATCTTTTCCAAAAATTAAGAGATCAACAACGTCCCCATTGGTTGCAGTTATTGTAACAGTTCCACCGGAGTAAGTGCAATTAGCACCGCCTGTAGTTGTTTGGTCGCTTATCTGAACACTTGTAATTTCCCTGAATCTACTTACATAAGTATCTCCAGTTGTGGTTACAGTTCCATAAACTACCTCAACACCAGGTATTCCGGTTATTTCTGTTACTTTTGTCGATGCTAGTACTGCCATTTTACTTCGGTACTCCAGCAATTATAAGATGTGCTGTTCCAGCTACGGAACCAGTAAGCTTTATCTTATTCTTTGTGGTGTCGTCAATATCTGGATCTGCTGGTGCCGAGTCTCCACTTGCAGGCTCGATACTTCCAGATACACAATATATGACCTCAAAATTGTCTACTATCAAATAGTCATTCTGAGCTGCTTTAGCTCCAGTAATATAGGCCGTACAATAACCTGTACTTGGAGATGTTATATTTCCTGTTATAGTTACATCAGTCATTTTTTTCTCCTACGATATATCGTAAATCCTGTGGCACCATGCTTCCTTAATCATTAACAAGGTTTCGTATGCCTTAACCATGTATTTAGTGGTGTCAGTAGTCTTTGCGAGTTCAGTCATTACAATTTCTTGTAAAACTCTCATTTGAACATTGCGTTGTGTTTGTGTATCCCAAATATGGAATTCGCGTGCATTGTCAGTTGTAGGCATGAACAAATCAGTAATGACTGGTAAGCCATCAATTGTCATACTTTCAATTCCGAAAGCTACATTTGCGGTTGGTGCAGGATAACTCAAAAGATTCTGTATTTCACCTTTCAAAACATCGAATGTGTTAAGATCAGTTACACCGACTGTTGGGTGTCCGTAGGCTTCACGTATTTTTACATTACCCTGACGAACATCAGAGATAACAATTTCTGCGTCATTCTTATCTTCAGTATTGGTTGTTACCTGATCAATAAAACCACCGAAAGCGCGAATATCTGTAACGCCACCATCGAAATCTGCTGCTGTTGGATCACCGTTGATAATTGTGTTCTCTTCGAGATACTTCATTGCTTGCATTTTATCTGCAACTTCAATGGTCATCATATCTTTCCACTGTTGAGGAGAAGCAACCATCATAGGTCCAGTCATTTCGCCAAAGATTCTCATAAACTTTACTTTCTTTGCGTCTCTGTCGTATGTTGCTGTACCTGGAGAAGCAGTTGTTTGTTCTCCTTCCCATTTCGCTTCTGCATTTGCTGTCTTTTTTACCCAATCCGCATACACTCCACGATTTGTAACTCTTGGAATTACACCACTTGCAAGAGGTGTATCTCTAATTGTTAAATCATAAAGGTTGTCATCAACGATTGTTGGTAGTAATACAGGTGTGCTTCCAGACGTGTCTGAAAATGCTGTACCGATTGCAAATAATGGGCTAGTTGTACTAAGTGCTGCCTTAGCTTCTTCACTGCAAGGATAACCTAAACGAGCTTTTATGTCTTCTCGCCTATCTATTATTTGAGATTTAACTCCTTCGACAGGTAATCTAAGATTTTTTCCCCTATCTAAGTATGTTGTGTGTTGTGGGAGATTCCCAAAACTGTTGTAATAAATACCATCTTCTGCGCCCATTGGTATTCCATAATCTCCGAATTCTGCAATAATGTCGCTCATTGTCCAACTCCTACTTTCTTTGCATAAATATCTGCAAAAGAACCTGTGAATTCAGTCTCTGATTTCTTTTCCTCTTCAAATTTCTCTTCCTCTGCTGGAAGGACATTCTTAGATTCTGTCTCTTTCATAAGGGACTTGAACTCATCTCGAATTATCTTTCTCAGATCCTCATTGATGGTGAGGGCCTTTGCTTCCTCTTTTGGTGCTTCAGGTTCAACTGCTGGAGTTTCTTCAACCTTTGGTTCCACTGCTGGAGCTTCTGGAGTTTCCTCTTTCTTCTCTTCTACAGGGGCTACAACGGGTGCGTCTTCTACAGGTGCTGCTACTGGAGCTTCTGTTTTTTCTTCTTCCATTTGTACCTCACTTTTTGGTTTTTCATCAACAGGAGGAGTGGCGCACGCGTCTTCTACTGCCGTATGATCGTTAATTAAAGCCAGACTTTTTGCTACGAAATCTGTCATTGTGCATTCTGGATTTATTGGCCGTGCTGTGTGGGCATATCCAGTTAGATTTACTTTGTTGAGTATTCTCCCACCCTCTGGGGTGCTGATAAACTCATTTGCTTTTGGTTTTAAGAATTCAATTGAATATGAACCAAGCCAATCATTTTCAATCATGTCTTTGTAATTATCAAATTCAGGGTGGAATTGATTGAGCTCGTCTTCAATCCATACTCCCTTGTAAACATTCCCATCGTTGCAAAGTTTCTCAGAAACTTCACCATCCACTAATCGTGCTCGCGGTAGCATTGTTGGATCACCAGAAACTATGTGTTCATGGTCCTGGCTACCGTAAAAATAAGTGTCAGAATTTTTAATTTGCTGGGCCATATCCATAACGCAATCATCGGTCATAGTATCTCCAACTTTGTCTTTTTTAGCACAAGCCATAAATCCCTTTGTGTGATATTGCTTGCGTCCTCTCTCGTCAGTTTTAATCTCTAATTGAATTGTATCTGAATAAACTTGAGACTTCATTTCTACCTCCTTCTTCGGCAATTCTTTGGTGTTTGAAAATTGCATTAGTTATCAACCAATTTAAACATTACACCAGAAATAGATCGTTGCGCCTAGATCATATTTCTGGCGCAATATTTATGAACGTACTTTTCAGTGAGCAAACCTATAGTACGTAAGCTCTTAAAAGAAACTAATATAAAAAGGTTTCTAAATCTTGTTTTCGTTAGCCTTATCTCTTTTAACAGCGTCATTTGCTGTTTTGTCACTGTTTGGTGAAAATAAATCCTTATCTGAACCTTGTTTATTTTGATTAGAGATTGCAGGCATCATATCCATTCGTGGTATCATATCGCCCCGGGACTCGTCAGGTATCCCTAAACTATAGAATAAATACTCTTCATTTACCCAGCCATTTCTCCACCACTTGTCAAGTGTGTCTGTCATAATCTGTTTGATTTGAGCTTCGCGAACTTCGTCCTGTTTGTAAGTCTTGTGGAATTTGAGTTTCACATTGAACTCTTTGAGTAAGAATTCATTTATGAGATCTTCAAGAACTGATTGATAATAATTGATTTTTCGGTAGTATCCTTCTGAAGAAGTAACTGTTCCTTTTGAGCCAGATTGGATAAGCATGTCCGAGAGACGTGAAGCAGGCAGTCCCCAAACCATGGCAATTTCTTGAATTAAAAATCGCGCCAGCTCTTTGAACTCCATGTCCTTGCCCATCTGGTTCACTGCCTGCACTTCAACGTCCCCAGTAACGACCATTGATTTATATCGGTAAGTAGTACCACTATATTGTCGGAGGGCTTGATTGAATAATTTGTAGTTATTGGATTTTGGTGATTCGTTCTTTAGGATAAACATCCAGTTTGGAACTCCACCGCGAATGAAGTAATTGGCTGCATATTGACGAATGTCTTTGAGAATGTCTGCGAGTGTTAGACAGGCCCTGTTTGGTGTGTATCCATAGACCTTCCCATCTAGCCTCATAAGACGGAAGTGGATTATCTCTTCAGGTGTATATGTTGCAGTTAAATTATTTACTTTCTGAATGTACTTTCTAACATCTCCACCAACGGATTTGTATTTAATCTTCATTGTAGAAGAAGGAACATCAATGAATTTCCTCGGTGTGAAGAGATCCTCGTCAATCGCCTTAACCTCATCAAAAATCATATCTGGAGTAAACTCATTAACTAAAGATTTGATTTCAGTAGGAGAATCGATGTATTCTGCTTGAAGTCGTTGGTGAACTTTTCTTGTAAATGATTTGACTTTTAATTGTGTTAGTTGATTCTTGTAAAGGTAGCCGTCACCCGTAACGAGTGTGTCGAATACCCATGAATAAAATACTTCTTTTGCGTGATTGTCTTGTAAGAATTTCTCTGCACGTTTTTTGTTGTTGCGTCCACTGTCTTGTTTTTTACCTACGGAAATTAGATCCCATCCGTCAGAAATAATATCTTCTGTGATTGCAGTGAGAACACCTATAAGTTCTGGACTCGCCTTAACAGCCGCCCAAAGTACCGGATAAGAGACTGGAGTATCTTGTCCATCAGGCCCAACGAGGCCAAATATACTTGGTTCATTAATAAGTGGCTTAACTTTCGTTAGTGGTGCAGAAGCTTGCGTGGTACGAGTAGCCGGTAAAGCAGATATTATCGCACTACTTTTCATTAACTGTTGTGTTGTTTGGTTCATCTACTTCTTTATTCATCCCACTTAATTCGGCAAGACCCATTGCGATATTCATAGGGGCTTGTCCAGTCCAAATTTCCTCTCCACCGAGAGTTATCCTTATGTCAACCTTTATCATCAGTACCTCCTTTTAAATCTTTCTATTATTTAAATCTTTCTAAACTACTGCAAAACTGGAATCTCCAGTCTCATCCTCCACAATACCCATTAAACAGATAGCTAGAGACATTACACAGTCATCGTGAGACGCTGCGCATTCGTAAACTGTTTTGCGTCCGTCGTTTGTTTCTTTCTCAACTATAGCAAATCCCTTGAGTTCTTCAATTAGCTGTTCAGCGTCTTTGAGTTCTACTTTTGGAAGTGATAGAATACCCTTTCCGAGATAAAACGCAAGTCTGCCAAGTGCAGTTGTTTTGCTCTGTGAAGTTGTTTTGAATCCATTTACTCTATTGAATAAGTGTGGGTGTGTTTCTGGGTTTTTCATGTCTTCAGCCATGTTGTAGCTAAGACCTCTCTGTTCAACATTGATAACTTTAAATCCAAAAGCCTTGTCTAGATTCTCAATTATTTCAATTTGCTCTTCTTCTGGTAAACCTTTCCTTCTTTCCATTTTAACCAAACGAAGATCGCCATTAATATCCTCTTCAAGAATTGTGAACACTGAAAAGTCAGCTCGCTTGTCTTTTGACATAGCAATATCAACACCCATATAGTAACAGCAATCTTGATTTGGAGTGAATTCATATTTCTTAACTTTGAGGTTTGGTAGTATGTGTGTGTCGTATGGATAGAGCGCATCCTGTTTCGCCATCGGATCGCACATGTATTCCTGCTGCCAGATTATGTCTCCAACGAATCTGCGAATATTCTCTAATTTCTCCTTATCAAAGACTTCTGGCCAGTTAGACTCGATTATCTCATTCCCTTCCATTGTTGCTGCAGGAATGACTCTAGTGTTCCATTCTGGGACGCGACCTTCTATTTTGTCTTGACTTGCCTGTTTTATGATTTCCGTGAGAATGTTGTCCATTCCTATCGGAGTTCCGATGAATACAATCCGTCCGGTTCCATGTAGCTTCTCTGTAGCATGAACCATGGGGTAAAAGACCTCTTTGAAGATCCGACCTACCTTTCCTTGGGTAATGTTGTCAGTTTTGAGTATATCGTCAAAAAGGATCATATCTGGGCTTGCTCCTCTTGCTGTGTCTGAAAAAGTCATAACCTGGACTTTTGCACCCCATCGTGTGCTGAACTCAATTCGGTTGTCTGGAAGCGTTCGGGAGTTCGGAACCAGGTCCGACAAATATGGATTACTTCTAATCTCCCCACTTATCATTTCCAGGATACCTTTTGACTGGTGAACGTAGCTTGCGGATACAACGAGGATTTGCTTGTATTCACGGTGGAATCGCATGATCCATACTAGATAGTCTCGAAGAAGTGTGGATTTGCCGAACTGACGACTAACCATTACGACTGCGCGTTTGGTTGAATCTATCGTGTCGAATATGAGTTTTTGGTGTGGAGGAGTTTCTCTCTCGAGAATTTCTCTTCTGAAGAGGATAAAGTCACTTGCGTAGATCATGTCTTGTTCTGTGTCAATTTCTGGTTCTGTCATTAATCCTCCTTGGGCATGGGTCTTTTGTTGTTCCACAGTCAGTTTTCCACTTTCCTTTTATTTCAATGATATACTCGCAGGGCTTCCTATCCCATGGACACCTTACCAATATTCTCGACCTCCAACACAGGCAGTGTATACAGTAATATATATAGATAGGATTTCCATCGTTGTCAAACCATGTTTCAATGTGTGAGAAGTCATGGTTGCAATCATTTGAATGTTTTGAATTGATCTCTCTTGTATGTGCCATTTCTGAGTTTCTGTGCGGTTACACTGTCGCGTTGTGTCATTGTACGGTATCGTTCCCCACAGCAAGGACAGAAGTATTCACCAAGTTTGTTCTGAACTCCTATCATGGTTGCGAGGATATTGAGCATATTGTATTTGAGTTGAGTTTTACATTTCCGGCAGCGTTGGTTCGAGTATTGGGCTTCCCACATCTTGTTTAGCATGGCTAGTTGTGTTGGAAGGCCTTTCTTTCCGAGCTGCATTGTAGAAACGCCAGCCACCACAGGGACCTTTTGCATGTGCATTGGTTCTGGGCGAATCGGGAACTTGTTCATATTGGGGTAGCGTTCTTTGAGTTTTTGTAGTTTAGAGTTTCTGCCTACCATTATCCAGTTCCTTCTTGCAATTCCTTTCTGTGTTGCATAATGCGAGTTTCGAGTTCATAATCAATGTGTAATTTTCTGAGCATTCTACATTCGCATTGATAACCATCTCGCCCAAGGGCATGACAACGAAACCAATCGTTTCTTTTGTCATAGGTATGATAATCTATATCATGTCCACAAACGCAGCAGGTTCTCATATCCCATACTCCAATTTTTCTATTTCATCAATTTTCTCTCTCAAATATCTTTGTAGTGATAACAAATCATCATACTCCAATGCTTCTAAAAACTTTTCCCAATTCATTCGTCCTCCAGAAGTCCAAGCTTTTTCGCGCAGGGGTCGCAGAGGTCTATTCTTTCTTCATTGCCCGTTAGGGCAAGAGGAAAATCACATCCTTTGAGTCTTATAGTATTTACTTCCACATATTCACTGCATACTTTATCAGGACTACCACAATTATAGCAGCTCATAATCCCATCCTGTCAAGTTTGCGTTCGATCTTGGCTATTCGGGCATCGAGTGGTGATTGTGGTGTGGTATCTTTGTATAGCCAGTTCCCACAGGGAACGAAAATTTTGAGACTGCGTTCGTTACCCCTGCCGAAATTGCAGTAGTTCTTCTCGCTTATGGTCTCAATGCGGTTTTCGGTCTCGGTGTGAATGTGCTTGGTTAGTTGTATGTTGTGATAAAAATAACAGGTTTTGCAGTATTTGATAGGTTCTATATTTGCCATTTTTACATGAACTCCTTAATGTCTTCCTCGGCGGTGGGTTCTGGGACACTTCTTTCAAAGTGGAAGGCAACTCGCATGGGACCCTTGCCACTGAGAATGTCGATTCGGTTGATTTTGCGGTAGCACTGTTGTTTGAGCTCCTCGCAGTAGAATTCTATCTCGGCTGGGTAGTATGCGATTGATCGTTCGCCTGAGACGATTTTTTCAAATTGCTCTTTGTTTGTGGGTAGTCTCACTTTTCCTCCGTGTATCAATTAATGCCATTAAGCACCATACAGATACTGCTAAAGTTATTTCTTTCAATATTAAAATTTTATCAATTCCTGCGAGTATTAAACATACTCCAACTGCAATTGCACCTAAACTCAATGAAATACTGGTGTCCCATGACGAATTCATGCGATTGCCTCCTTTTTCTTCTTTCGTTTTGCCTCGACCTTTTTTTCGCCAGAGACGATTTGGTCGAAGTATTTTTGGCGGATTGGGAGTTTCATCCTGCATGGAACGAAGCACAGATTATTCCTGCTTTCGCTCCCTCCTCTGCTTCACCAAGATATTCAACTTCAATTGCTTCAATGTCGTTTGTCCATGTATCTGAACAGTCAAACCAAGAACTGTCTCTACGAACAATGATAAACTTTTCTTTTTCTTTTGACCATTCTCCGGATAATCCTGGGTGTGTTTCTCTTGCCAGTTGTTCGTTTTCTGCAGCAACAACGGCACTATCGTATGTGTCGTAATCATTGTTTTCACTTTGAGAGATATAAAATAATTTCATGCGATTGCCTCCTTTTTCTTCTTTCGCTTTGCTTCGACCTTCATCTTGAGTCCGGGGTCCATGATTTTGACCTTTCCCTCGTCCATGAGGTGTGCTAGCATAGCGTAGACCATTTCAACGGTTCTGGATTTGTCTAGTATGACGGTCGTGTTGACCAACTTGTTCTCCACTCGGAGTAGGAGTTTTGAGAACTCTTTTAAGCGATCCCAGGTGTAGTGAAGGTCAGTGAGCTTGAAGTGAGCCATTTTTTCGTCTCCACTTGCCTGCGCGAGCTTGCGCTCCTCGATTAGTTCGTCTTGGATTGCGATTGCTTGTCGTGTGGATTTTCGGAGCTCCTGGATTATGTCTAAGACTTGTTCGGTGTATTGCTTGGCCAGAACCTCGTCGTTGGTAATAACGTCGTTGAAGGCTTCGCTCATGCGTTCAAAGGTTCTAGTGACGGTACTGGGGTTTAGTCCCTTGAGCTCTTCAAAGTTGTCGCTAAGGTATTGTGTGATTATGGTTACAGCTTTTCCTTCTTTGAAGGCGTTAACCATGTATTGCATTGCTGCAGGGTTTGTTATTCTTTTAGTTCTTGACATTTCAACTCCTTATCGTGAAAATTAAAACTTGAACATATTAGTTCATTGTTTCGGTGTGGCATTGGACCGTATGGTTCTTCTTTCAAAGCAGGGAACATTCTGAACAACGGAGCCTCAGAACATTCACCCCAACCCTGGTTTATTATTTTATAATATTTGCAGCGTTCACATGTGAGACATTTAGATTGTGAGTCTTCTTCGGTCATTTGAGGTCGGACTCCGTTAGGTTGTTTTTCCACATAATGTAATCTATCAAAACATTCAAGTTAGATAATCCTCGATAATGTGTTGTAATCTTCTTTTCCCTGAACATTTTGACATCTTTGATTGCCTCTATTCGGAGTTTTTTAGAAAACACAGATTTTGTTCCAGGCTCAAATCCAGTAAGGCTTCCTGATAAATATTCAATATCTTCCAGTGTTTTAAGTTTTTCACTCATGTTTCCTCTTTTTCTTGAATCCGAGTATATCCATTACAATATCAAAATATGCGGTGTCTGAGATTGTGTCGTTGGTTGTGTCCGCTGAGCCCCAGGTAAGTTTTCCGGCCGGTATTTGCCAGTTCATTCCTGGATTGTCTTGGTTTCGGTCGTTTGACTTTTCACTGATTCGGTTGAGATAGGCTCGGGTGTATGATCGCCACCAATTGTCAGGTTGTTCTGGGTTGTTACGCATTCTTCTTTCACTCCTTCGTCGTTTGATATTGTGATTGCTTTGCTGTATCGCCCTCGTAGGAAGGTGATCGCGTCGTTTACTTTGGGTTCTCCGGTAAAATTTTGGAGCCAGGCCAGATTTGCTTCGGTTAGTCTGTGTTGTGTTTTGCTCATAGTTGTTTTTTCCTCCTACTATACTAAGGTGGTTTTTGTTTATATAGTTATGGGTTTTGGGGCAAATTGGGGCATATCATAGGAATTCCGGGAAATTTTTCTGTATATTGTTCACTAGGGTGGAATATGTTACAAAATAGCGTCAGTATATACATTCCTCAACCCAATCCGCACCACTCCCCCCCTTACCTACTTAATAGTGAGTAGCCACGAGCTAGCGAGTAGCCAAGCGGGAACAAACAACCCAAGCAAACCCCACAATAAGCTAAAACTAGTAAAATGTATGAGGTGTAGGGGGGCATACACTAAACCGCAGGGTATACACTAGGGTATACACTGGCCCAAACAGGGGACAAGCACACAAGCACACAAACAGCACAAGAATTTATTTATTGTGTCAGTATGGGGCATGGGTGCTTATATGGTACCCCATAGTAAGCTTATGTTATACAAACACTCCCTTTTTCCCCGTTACCACTGTTTGGGGACGAATTGCTTTAGTCTGCTATTGATTTTTATTTATGGTGTAGGGTTGTGTAGGTGACGGGGGGGAGTAGTACTTTTTTTACTTTTAGCCTCGGTGCTCTGTAAGTCAATAGAATAAACCCCCCCCTAATTCCTTTTTTCTCTCTAACCCCCTAATAACCATACACTACCATACACTTAAAAAACTATATAGTTTATACTCATAAAACCCTAAAAATAGCACCACAAACCCACAAATACCCAAACGACAACTATATAAACCCACTTCCACTAGGTAGAGTAGGAAAGAAAAACATAGGGTCATAAAAACGTCATAAAAACCCAAAAACCAAAGGAGAAAAAACAAAAAATGCCAACAAAAAAACAAACCCAAACAAACCCAATAAAATACCTCGAACAAATCCAAACAGACCGGGCCCGCTCACAATTCGAGAGCTGGCTAGCAAGCAGGACAAGCACTTCAAAAGTCCTTAGTGGATTTATAGACACAATCGCAGAATGTGAGAGGTGTGTTTAAATGAACTACAATATAAAAGTAAAACCACACCATCAAAAACCATGGGCAGAAGCCCAGGAGTTTGAAATCAATTTAGTTTTGAATCACAACGGAAAAGAAACAACTTTCACGGGTGTGTTAAAATGAGAAAAGGATTTCTTCACTTGCTCAAATACTCATTACTTACCTATGGTTTTATTTTTACCATACAGAACATAAAAATAATAGTTGGGTTAGAATGATAAACCGTACCTGCAATTTTTGCGGAACACTTAACCGCAACATAGTGAAAACCACAGAGCCAACCTTTTGGGAATGTCTTTTTCCCTTTCGTTGTTCTACTTGCTATCACTTGAACACAGACCCAATTCAAGAGGTGCTTTAAATGTCAAACTACACCTCCGATGATTTTATTCATGATGTAGATTGGTTAATTGATTACGGATTGGAACCACAAGAAGCCAAAGATTTTATAATTGGTTTAATAAAGTCAGCAAGTTCTAAACCCCTTACATACATAAGGGAAGGGGTGAAAGTATGAAAATAACCCAAACCACCAACGGCTTAACCCTCGAAGTCAACAAAACCGAAGCCATACACATACAGCGAGCACTCGACAAATTCGAAACAACACCCCTATACAATCTAGACAGGGCATTAACTGGCAAAATGTCAACACTATTAGAGGGCTACATTTAAGCCCTTATTTATGTTCCCTCTGGGATTCAAACCCCAAGAGAACTAGGAAAACAAACAAATGCAAGCAGAGGAGGAAGAATGAGACAATCAGTAGCCGAAAATAAACTATTACGACTTGAGAGAATTGTGTCAGTTATGCTTCAAGGTGAGGATAAAACCGCACTCTTGACATATACTGATGTAACCGCACTCTTCAAGGATTTAAGAATTAAACAATCCAAACCAGACGAACTGGAAGAGGAACTACCAGTTTCAGAACTCAAAGCAAAGGAAAAAGAAGTGGAAGCACTTGAAGCAAAGAAAAAGGTTGAGCCATTGAAAAAAATGATGGATGATTTAAAATGACCGACGAAATTGAAGAAATCAAAAGCGCAGTTAACCGAGTCTTTGACGCGTTCAAAGACGGAGAACCATTAGACGCTGTACTTGACAGCCCTGCATACTCAAAGGAGCGAATGATTTTGGGTATTGAAGAGGAGGAGAAAATGAAAAGAATGCCATTATTAATTTTAGGAAAACGTCAGAGTGGAAAGACAACAGCATTACTAAACTTTGCAAAAAAAGCTAAAACAATGATTATAGTTCCAACACTTACAGAAAAAAACTTTTATACAGAACAAGGAATAAAAAACGTTGAATCTTGGGATAAAACAAAAAATTATTACGGGAAAATGGAAGTCGTTATTGATGAATTTATTCGTTATGTGAATATTCACCAATTCATTCCAAAGAATGTAACAATTCTTGCACTCACAGGTGAAATCAATGACTTTTTTAGTATAATCAATATATTAAGAAATTCAGGATATAATATTTACGATGAAACATTTGAAGAAGAATGCAGATCAATACAGGAGGAGGAGAAATGATAACCAAAATCGAACCCGGAACTGATAAACTAAATCTAACGATTAATGCAGAAATAGACATTACACAATACGACTATCCATGTGCTTCACCTCATTTAGATTTTGAAGTGGATGAGAAAATAACCCTCGACCAAATCCAAAAAGCACTCAAAACTATGGGCTATGTCGTGCTCCCAGTAGCATACTACGATCAACTCCTTGTTGACGCAGGCGCGGAACAGGATAACACACTGAAACCAGGTGATTTGTAATGACTGAAATACCTGAATGGTTGAAACCAAAAAGCTACAAACAGCCAATCTTTGGAAAATGTACGGAATATTCGATAGAGTAATGTAATGGCATACCTAACCCAATCGCGCCGCAAGAAGCTCCAGGACCTCTGTAGGAAGCATGATGTCGAACCGGACCTAATCGACATTGAAGCACACTACGACAGTGAACTCACCTGGAGCGAGAATCTAGACCACTTTCATGAGCTCCTTGGGGGTAGTGTGGCAGACTCGGATCGGCTTGCGTTTGAAGAAGCGAAGTGTGAATCAGCATACGAGGAAGAACTCCGAACCAAACACGAGGAGGACCTGCAAAAAATCGCTTCTGGTGAAGCAGAAGAACTAGAACGACACTATTCCACACTTCACGATTACACTCGAATCATAGCCAGAGGACACGCCTCGGGATTGTTGGTCGAAGGTCCCACGTCCTGCGGTAAGTCTTACCAAATCTCCAAGGTACTAACACAAGAAATGGATCCCTCGGAATTTAAAGTAATGTCTGGCTACACCACAATCCTTCAATTTTACAACGACCTATACATTAACCGAGAAAAAAAAGTTATTTTTATTGATGATCTCAGCGGAATCTTCCAAACAAACAAAGGACAATCACTCTTGAAAAGTGTGTTGTGGTCTGTCGGATCCGACCGCATTGTATCCTACTCAACCACTTCCAAGCTTATAACCGCACCTCCAACCTTCAAACTAGAGGCAGGACTCATATTCTGTCTCAACAGCACACCTAAAGGCCCAGACTGGGACGCATTAATCGCAAGGTGCCTTCATTACGAGCTTTCCTTCACGTACAGAGTAATGGTTAAACTCATATTCAAAGTGGCACTCAAACCATGGGACAAAATACCTCGCGAGAACAGGCTGGAGATAGCACAATACATTAAAGACAATTCATCAGAAGCAACAGTAGTCAACCTCAGAACTCTAATCAAAGCCTTCCAAATCTACACATACACACAAGATCGCTGGAAGCCTCTCGTATTGGAAATGCTCAAGCCAGACCAAACACTTCAATATGTCAAGGAATTGGTTGATAGCTCTGAGCCAATCAACGATCAAGTCAAGAAATTCAAAGAAACCTGCGGAATGAGTCGTAGGAGCTTCTTCAGATTAAAAAAGAGTCTTAGTGCCAAAGTGCCAAGAATATGAGGTATAATTATGGATAAATTATGTCCCTGCGGAAAAGAATTCCCCAAACCAAAGCGAATGAGCTCTACTGAGTGGGAAAACCGAAGGTTTTGTTGCTGGGCCTGTAGAAAGAAGTTTTATGTTGTTACACCAGAGGTTAGAAGGAAGATTTCAGGATTGCATTATTTTCAACTGTTGTGAGAAGTATGGACTTGGGTTCATAAATGGGTTTGTAGTGTGGTTCTCTAAAGTAAATTTATCGGATATAAAGATAATCCAATCATTTCCTTCATCCCCACTTTTTATAAATTGGAAGTTTTGATGCATAACTTTATTACCTTCGTCCCACGCTCTAAACTTTATCTCTCGCATTTATATCTCCCTTGTTATGTCTTCCCTTATTCTGCGTCTGCATATTGAACAGATTCTTTTTCTATTTCCTGCGTATTTTGAAATGAATCGTCCTGTAATAAGTAGTGGCATTCCACACTCGCGACAGTTAACTCCCATTTGACGCACTTTTTATAATCTTTAAAACTTTTCTAGCCCAAACCCTATCCATTTCTTTAGCTTCTTCTGTGAGTTCTGAATAATCTTTCCAATAATTTTTTAACCAACTTTCTTTCTTTTCTAAAAAGTTATGAGCTATATCATCTTCATATGCTATAGGTAATCCATTTCTAGGCGTATATAATTGTTTGTCTATGCTACGACTCCATTCTAACCATTGTTTATGTTCAAGCTCTGCGAGTTTTTCTATTAGTTCGTTATCATTCATTTAATTCTCCTTAAGTACACTCTGCTTTACCTTAAACGCACTATTAAAAACATGAAGGCCTAGTTTAGGATTAACACAGTTCCTTTGTGTTTGGCTCTTTGTTGCTTTGTTTTGACAGATTTTACTGGCTCCTCTGTTCATTGTGCCTATGTCGTGCTTTACTGGAATATCCCCTATTATAAAATTACTCCATAAATAATGCCTCCCTACTGTTTGAGGTTTTAATAGTGGTTCATAATAGCTTTTTACATTCTCAACGACCCAAGGAACTTTACAGAAGTGATTTAAAAATATTACTTCTTGCCACAGTTTCATATCGGGATACCTGATTATCCCCTGTGCATTAAGAAAGTTATTAGTTCCTGAATGGGTTTGGCATGGGGGAGAACTCCATATAAAATCAAACTCTTTATAGTGATCTAATAAATATTTGTGTGCATCTTGAATCCAAACAGTATCATTCATAAAACTTCTTTGATATGTTTGAGCAATTTCTTTATCATTTTCAACAGCTGTAACTTCCACATCTTTCCAAAGCTTTCGGTTTCCACCGATTCCAGCGTAAAGATTAAGGACTTTCATTGCGTCTTATCTCCGTTAGATTCACCTTTATCAATATCATATATATCACCACATTGAACACATCGCCATGGCGAAAGCTCTAAACTATAATCTTTTCGAATACTATTACATCCACATCTATTACACGAG